ATCCAGAATCATCAATGTAAATATCAAAACTTACATGATATTTTTTAGATCTAGTTGTTAAATCGTCAAATAAAGCAACATGTGAAAAGTTTTCTATATTTATAAGATCATCTACATTTTCAGAATCAAATATAGATTCTTCTATTATAGTAGCTTTACCACTAGTTGCTTGTGTAGCTCTATCTATAGTTGTTTTTAGAAAATCTTTAATATTAGATTGTTTAACATTTACTAATTTAGCTAATCTAGGATCTGTAATCATATCTATCATTTCTATATCTTCTGCACCATTACCTTTACCTGCAGTCTTAGAAGCTTTCTCCATATTATCAATATCTTTTCTAATTTTATTCTTAGCACTATTAGCACAAGAATCTAATTTTTTCTCGAAATCTCCATCTGGACAAGGGTCTCCGCTTTTCAAAGCTTCATTATAGTCTTCCATTTTATCTTTTAAATCATCTCCATATTCTTTATATAGCTTATTGATTATTTCAACAATTTGAGATGCTGCAGCATAACTAAATCCTGCTTTACCATTTGTAGCAAATTGTAATAAATGATTATCAACTTTCTGTAACAGTGAATGCCACCAATACTTATCTGGTTGAATATCATAATCTTTACTTTCTTGAAACCAATGATTAAATGCATCCATCATTAGACTAGACGCTCCTTCTTGATTAATAAAAGACTTTGCAGTACTCTTATTATATAACCTTTGATACACTGTACGCGCTACATCTGCATCAGGTTCATTTTTTATAATAGATCGGGCTTGAGAAGGTCTCCCGATTCTACTATCACTTTCGTAGAAAGATTGGGTATTCCAATAATTTCTACCTGTTCTTAAAGTATATTGCATGTGATTGATTTTTAAATTATTAAAAGGGGGGATTATTAGTCCCCCCATAAAATTATGATACTCTTTCTAACTGAACACCTTCTACAGCTGCCATTTTATCTCTTACTTCAGTGTAATCTTCAGCAGATTTAAGTAATCTACCATCTAAT